CTTTGTACTCTGCCAACTCGTGGGCACACGTGCCTTCCAGGGCGTAGTCTGTCACGGTATCCGGCAGGGCAGCACAAAGCTGTGCGGACGGCGGACACGCCAGCCAACGAGCACTGGATGAAGCAGAAAGCACTGCGTGTAAACGGTTTGCATGATCGTTAAGTTCCAATCTGCTTCGCCTCCTCTAACAAGACCGCATATTCTTCGGGAGAAACACCAGACAGCTTTGATGCCCCGTGTTTCTGAAGCAGTGCCTTTACTGAATCTGTAAAACCAGAACGTGACTTTTCTGCCAGTACCGCTCGAATCTCAGAAATAGAAACTGCCTGCGTATCTTTCACAGACACCGGCTTCTGTACAGCCTCCGTATTGCCTTCTTCCGGCGGATATACCTGCTCAAATGTCTGTACTTCCCGTTCTGTCATGGTTTCCGCCATAGTTTCCAATTTGTCTGCCAATTGACGGATTACATGAATCACATCCAGTAATGTTGTAGGTTCTTTACTCATTTTCTTTGACCTTCTTTCTTAGCATTTTTGATGGGATTTAGAAACACGCCATCATGCACCACCTCCTTCCATAAATGCAGTCGAAAAAATCAGCATAAAATCGAACCCCATCAGTAGAAAAATCAAAATTTTTTCTTGATTTGGGCTTTGATTTTCATCATACGATGCCGAATTGCCGTTTCCGATACGCCTTCTTCTCTTGCTACCTGTGTCATAGGATTTCCTTCCACGACCACTCTGCGATAGGTATCCTGCTGCTTCGGCGTAAGACTGGACACCACCTCATGCAGACGCTGGATTTCCAAGGATTCCACTTCAATATCGACAGGCTTTGCACAATGTTGTTTCACCTTTCGCTGCTTCAGATTACGATACACCTCACGGTCATCCAACTTGTGCAAAAAGCCGATGATTTCAGGGCTTACACCCTGTTCTCCCGGATGCAGCACAGCGACTGTTCCATCTGCAAAGCGATAGACATAAACAGATCTGGCTGCTGTTCTTGTTTTACGAAATTTCATATACATATACATGACTCCTTTCTGATTGATAGAAGTCAGCTTGCAAAAAAACTCAAGTGAAGTCAAGTATATGAAACAAAAATAGCCGAACAGCATATAAAACAGTCGTCTCATATACTATCCGGCTATTTGGTAGTCAAATCACTCCGTTGCTCGGTATATTATCTATCTCTTATCAGCCATGCACATCTCAGATCTGCAGGAAACTTTCACGATGTTCCGGCAGTTTGGGCATTTCAGTTCAATAATCACTGGAATTTTAGGTAGCACAGAAATATCAAAGGCACGTTTCCCACATCTCGGACACTTCATCTTATACACCTGCTCACACCTCCAATATCAGTTCACTGTATGGCAGTGATTCTGCCCACTTGTAAAATCCAAACCACTCATCCAGCTTATGATGTTTTCTTGCTTGACAAGCGTTTCGCAATACTTCGTAGTTTAGTACTACGGTTCTACGTTGATTATAACTGGACGGGAGCAGCTGAATCATTTGCCACCAGTAAATATTCTTTTTAGTTTCCAGATATGTTTCTCGTGCCTTGTTGAGGGCTTTAATCGTGTACATAAAATCTTTGAGAAATTCTGTTCCTTCTTCAGCACCATTAAACAGATGTTCGCACGAAAAGTCATCCAATGTAAATTCTTGCTCTGCAATTTTATGCATTGTAGAGCAAGAATCAGTAACCGTTCCGACTTTGTACGTATCAAACTGTTTCCACCAATAAAGAGGGGCAATTATATCACAACTTACTGTAATCATTCGCATAAACTTCCGATGATCGGTACCTGCCTTGACTAATTTTTGCATTAAAGCCATATCGTTATCCCCAATACAAAACGGATTTTTTCCCAAATCGCTCCATGCCCAGCCACAATGAGAGCAACCCAAATTGTTGCATTTGGTTGTTATGGGTTCCTTGCAATAGCAACTATCCGACTTTTCCCAACTATTCATCGGATTTCGCATTCCCCGTATGGCCGCTTCCCATCCATACACCTCTGTGTTTTCGACTTTTATCATGCCAAGCCCTCCATAAATGCCGTCATAACTGCATCTGCTGCTTCATCAAATTGAATCAAACACCGCTTAAACAATTCAGTCTTGAAAGATGCCATCGTGCGATCGTCCATTGCACCTTTTTCACGCAGTTCTAAAAGTTGCTCGTTTGTAAGCATTGACCATAGCAGTGCTAATGTTTCGTTACTCATTCCAATTACTCCTTTTCATATTGTTCCAATTTGATCAATCTCTTTATCGCCATTAAAGCCGTGTCAATTGCTGCAACATCAAGGCAAAAAGCGTTATCTTCTTCGTTTCCAAAATCAGCTGCAAATTCCTCACGGTCGCAACGTAAGTCTTCCAGTTGCCCGACTGCATTTATCAATTTTTCAATGGACAGCTGATCTTTGGCTTCCAAATCACCTTCATACCAAATCGAACTCCCATCTTCACAAACCGCAATTGCCGTTATATCTGGCTTGAGGGCAACTGCTGCGACAGTCATATGAATCTCCTCTGATTCAGCACAGTTTGTCCCGATAAATGTCATTGATGCGGCATCCGCATACTTGTCAGCAATCTCAACAATCAGCTTTTTCACGTTTTGCCTCCTGATTTAACTCCATTAGTTTTTCCATGTACCACTCCGCCTTTTCAATATCCTCTGAGCCATTCTTCCGATCTGCACGAAAACGATATTTATATACGTTGCACATACAAAAGCACCGTACAGCATCCATGCCAAACAAAGCAATCATCTCGTCAATACACTCATACTTACCTTGATAGTGAACCGGATGATTCACATTGTCTGGTGCTTTCTCTATTGGAATACTCTCTTCTGTATTTTCTAACGGGATGAAACAGTCATACTTACCCGAAAGATTTATACAACGCCTGCACGGCTCCGCTGCTGTTCCTTGTTTACAAAATTGACAATTCAAACAAATAGCACGCATTTTTCAATCATCGCCTTTCAGTTCTTTCTGACAGAAACCAGAACAGCATATTCCCTCATCTGTTATCTGTATTGTTTTCTGCCCTGTATTCTCGCAAACAATGCCACCCTGTTTCTGCGTAATAACCGCAGCAGGTGTCCGGATGACTCTTGTGTTTTTAGACTGGTTTGCATATTTGCAGTTTACACAATCGTTCATTCTGCCTGCCCCCATTCAAAAATTTCTCCGGTTGGTTTCTTATTGCCCCACCGCAATTTTCCATCTCTTGTTGCAAACCAGATATTTTCTTTCGGAATCATTCCGAAAATCCCATACAACGCTTTTTCAATCTCACTTGCATTGTTAAAGTCACGAAATACATTCAACTCTGTCGGACGATCTCCGGTTCGATCTGTCAAATGATGCTCTTCGCAAGCCTGCAAAAAGGCATCAGTGTTGGAACTGTTCGTCTGTACCCATACGTCACCGGAAATAAACTTGTCCCAATCGAAAGCCGTTTCCGGTGCAGAACCCATACAATCAAGCAGCCGTTCCAAAGCCAATTTTGCACCAAAGGCAAAATCAAAAGCATCCTCCGGACAGCACCTTGCAATGCTTGCGTTTACTTTCTTGCCGTTAACATACTGTGTAGCCAGCACTGCGTTCCCATTTTGCAAAATGACAACCTTTGTTTCTTTTTCAATCTTCATTATTTTTGCTCCTTTCATTGAACGGTTGAGGCAGTGACATCCAAGCCAACACCTCATAATTTTCGTCTTCATCAGTTATTTCAAGAATCTTTGAGTAATCCCAAAACTGCCAGTAGTTATTGCCACGCTGCCCATAGTATGTATTACTAAAATCCGTGCATCTGTTTCGGACCGTTATCAATACTTCAGTAAACAGCTTCGGAAGGGAATCTCTCACGCTTATCCAGCCCAATCTTCTATCCCTCCATATATGCCATACTTTTTTCGCAGATCATTGCAGTACCTTTTCAAATCGATGGCATTCATCGTCAATGCAGCGTAGTACGGCGTAAGAATTTCACGCTCAATCGATCGAATTCTACCGATAGATTCCGGACTACCGTCATACTTTTCCAATGCTCTCCGATAAGCAGAGAATTCACTCCTCAGAATTTCTGCAGCCAAGCGAACATATCCATTGTCAACGGAACCACAGCTTTCCTTTGGGTCACAGTTGACGGGAGTTTCAATTCTCTCACGTTTTAGTTTCTCACGATACTGTTTTTGGTAGGAAAGTACCTCTTTCCGTCTCTGCTGGTATCGTTCTTTGCTACGTTCAGATCTGCAAGCTGCACAAATACGATGAATTTTTCTCCGTTCACCAGTTTGTTTGTTGCGGTCAACAAACTCCCAGAGTGGTTTTTCTGCACCGCATTGTCTACAGATTCTATTCATGTTGTAACCGCCTTTCTGCCATTACAGCAGTTCCTTATCCAAATCAATACCATACTTTTCTTTCAAGTATGTAAGACAGTCCAGCGTAGAATACTGATGGTTCAAAATCCCGACCCCATCCATTAGCTTGAAATGGTCTTTTACGCCATCCAAAACAGACCGCAGTCGCTTTTCTCCAAATCCGAACTCTTTATTGAGTTCCACCATACAAACGGACATAAACTGGGGAAGAACATCTTGAATTACCGATTCATAAATCTGATCTTTCTTTTTCTGATATTCTTCCTCAACCCTTTGACGGATTTCGCTTTCTCCGATTGTGATAAGCCTTGCTTTCATTGTCCTTACGCTCCTGTTCCATTCTGCCAAGTTCCCGGTTCAGCTTATAGTCAATCATACTGTTCAGTGCATCACCGTAGCCATCTCGGACAAGGTAAATCCGAATTTGCTCCAAGGTAATCAGCAAATCGCCGGTTTCCTCCACGAGATGATTCATTTGCAACGAATTTCCGGGATACCGTTTGATTTTCTGAGCTGCTTGAATGAACTCTGCTGCCTCCTCAACAGTCTGCTCCAGTTGCCTTTCAAAAGTTCTGGCATCCGTTATTTTTGCAATCACGTGCATCTGTTCCGTTGTCATTTTTATTCATTCCTTTTCTGAGTTCTTGATACTGTTTGGCATAAGCCTTTCTCCGAATCCTCATACAAGCACCGCAAAACCTGCGGTCAGCTTTCACATGAATCAGAGGCTTGCCACACATTTCGCACCGTTTATCCGCCATTACATACGCTCCGGATTCAGTTTCTGCACGATTCCACCAGTGAATCGATTGACAAGCGTAATGTAATCTGAAGCCGAATTCCATCTCGCTACAAACCACTCGTTCGGATCAAGATGCAATTTCTGATACATAATGATTTTTTGCCTGCGTGTTGGTTTCTTTGATTTCATATCTCTCAACTCCCTGTATTATCAAAGGTTCAGTAAAGTCCGCCAAGGCTCTCTAAGAATTCTCGGTTTTCCGATAGCCATTCACTGGCTCGTTCTGGATTTCGATATTTGTGGTGTTGCTGACCTTGATTTTTTGCTTTCTGAATATCCTGCTGACACCATCGAAACAGTGTTGCATAATGATTGCGATAGTGCTTCCCAGTCGATGCCATGTAGCTGGATAAGCTGCTGATTGTCTGCGGCAATTGTGTTCCATACAGTTCTGACAGTCGAGCATATTCGTTCTCTGTCAGCTGAACATTCTGAAAATCACCGAATGTTTGCTTTTCCGAGCGTGCGTCCCCCTCACATAATTCAAAACCTATTGATTCTCTTGTAGTATTATACGGTCTGTTTTTTTGACTAGGGGCATTCCTCTTTTTTGGCTGAGGGCATTCCGTTTTTTTGACCGGCTGGGTAAATTTTTTAGGCCTTTCAGCCTTTGTTTCAACATTCTTTCCACAGCCGCTTTCCGCTTTTTGTGGAGAAACACGCTGTTCGATTGCGGTTAAATTTACCCGATAATGATTTCGTAAACCACCGTCATCATCCCTTGTCTGACGTTTCAAAATATACCCCAGTTTTTCAAGCTTGTTCAGGGCATTCAAAACCGTCTGCTTGGTGCATCCAGTCGTTTCAGCAAGGTAGGCAAGACTGCCGGAGCACTCATTTTCACCGTTTTCGGAAAAGCCATAGATCACGTACAGCTGTAAAGTTGTCCCTTTCAGCTTTAGCCGGTTAATCATCCAGCCGTAAACGGTATAGTAATTTCCGTCTTTCATCTTTCTTCATCCACCTTTCTGATTTGGAGTAATTCCACTCGTTCCTCATTCAGCAACTCATGAAACCGTTCACGAGCATCCTTTTCATTTTCTGCGAGTACCGTATAGATTCGCTCTACTCCCATGTCCGAAAGATAGCAGCAAAATTCATACTTTTCTGTAGCCCGCACAATAACCCTTTTGTTGTTCTCCATAGTGATTCACTCCTAACCATTTATTTTACTTTTCAAGATGAAAAGTAAGTTGGATGTCGCTGATACGCTCAACGACTCAGAAGCGTGTTGCAATCGCTATCTGCAACGGGAAGCATGATTTTCCAGTCATGAAAACGTGCAGCCACCAATGCACGGTTTTTAAGTCAGCCGACACCGTTGCTTTACATCCACGGTCTACGGATTGCTGGCAGGCTTGGGTCGGGATACGCTCCCGACGGGCATTGTTAGGTAATCACCTATGGCATTCGGGGAGGGTTAAACCCCGTGGGATGCAGTTCCATTTTCTTTCGGGAGGATACTGCTCAAAGCCTCCATTCGGTTCTTGTAAACGATAACCGAACTACCATCGGCGTCTGCTTTCGCATATTCCACTTTTGTCGTAAGTACGCACTGTGACTGGCAAATGCTCTTTTGGCAAGTCACATTTTTACTGGGGTCGCACAAGTATAACGCACTTTCTTTCTGATGCTCTTTCATGGTTTCAATCTCCCTAACTACAATCTTTTAACGATTACTGCCTAAAATTTAACGATTACTCTTAAATTTTAACGATTGCTTTTTAGCAATCGTGGCTGAAAAATAAAAAATGCCTGTCCACGCAACGAACTGAATCGTTACGTGAACAGGCATTTGTCAAAAACCAGCGTATTTTCGGCACTTTTTCTGTTTGGATATAAAAAAAGCACTTAACCTTTTGTATCAAAGGTTAAGTGCAGTTATGGTGGAGGCGACGAGAGTCGAACTCGTGTCCGAAAACCGATTCCTGCAACTTTCTACGAGCGTAGTTTATCTTTTCAAATTCCGGACAAAAGCCGCCGATAAACAGGCTACAACTGTTCGTAGTTCAAATGCCATTCAACGGTGTGAACAGGCCGAAGAATCGTTCACCACTGCGTTATGCCGCAGCACAGGCCGTGGTACTCCTGTGGGCGACAGTAGCTGACTTAGGCAGCTACCTGTAAGCTTCTGTTGAAGCTTACAGAGATATTTCTTTTAGCGTTTAATTTAAAACGTGCCCCGTTTTGAAGAGACGATGCCAACTCTGCTCGCTTATTCCACTGCACAGTCCCCGTCGAAACCTTTACGCCCCCGTTTTATAAAAAACAGGTTTCCCTGATTTCATCGGTATTGTGATTTCATTGTGCGGTCAATCTGTCGCTTTGCTGCCTGCTCTGCTGCGGATTGCCGCTTATCATACAACTTTTTCCCTTTGCAGAGTCCAATCTGTACTTTTACATTCGACCCGCTCCAATGCAAATTCAAAGGGATCAACGTCAGCCCATCCTGCTTAATTTTTCCGAACAACCGCAAAATTTCTCGCTTATGCATGAGCAATTGCCGCTCCCGTCTGGGATCGGTACGGGCTAAGCCATCTTTTTCATAGGGAGAAATATGCATCCCTTTCAGCACCAGTGTTCCATCTTTAATATCACACCAGCTGTCTTTCAGATTTACGTTTCCCTGCCGAATGGATTTCACTTCATTTCCCTGCAAAGCAATGCCTGCTTCAAAATCTTCCAATACAAAATAAGAGTGCCGAACGGCACGGTTATCAGCAATTTGTTTGGAACGTGTTTGTTTCTGTGCCATGTCAAGCCCTCCTCTTTCTTTTTTGGATTCTTTTTTATTATAACATGATTTTTTTCATTTGTCAACACTTTTTTTACGGTTTTATTCGACTTCCTTTTCTGATTTCTTCGTCAATTCCGCCAATGCTGCATAATGGCGAATCGTAAAGGATTCCGGTGCAAGTTGCTCCAGCAGCTGTAAATGTTCCGCCTCCCACGCAGCAATTTTTTCCGGCGGCAATGACGCTCCAATACCACGACAAGCTTTCATGCGTCCATTCCAGCTCTCCCGTGTAAACGGTACATCCAAATCAAATTCCATTTGATGGGTAACGGTAAAATCATCAAGCCATTCCTCTGCAATTGCAATCGGATGCTTTCGCTCCCCTGCTCCGCTCCAGTTCGGATTGTATTGTAAAACAAGCTCTTCGCTGGCATGTGCAATCGGGTCTTCATATGGCAGCCACTGCATGCAGAGCAACAGCACCTTTCCACCCGATTTCAATACCCGTGCAAACGCTGGAGCTGTTTTTGCAACATCGAAATACCAATAACATTGACACGCTGTAATCCAGTCAAACGGCTCTGCAAATGTTGGCAGCGTTTCCGCTGTGGAAACCAAATAAGCAATCTCCATGCCTTGCGAAAGCTGCTTTGCCTTTGCAATTTGATTCGGTGCAATATCACAGCCCGTCCAATATGCACCGGCAGCATATAAATTCCGTGGCAGGACACCCGTTCCCGTTCCAACATCCAAGACCCGTTGCCCAGCTGCACCACAGTTTCGATTCAGAATCATTTCATAGAACTGCGGCGGATAGATGTCCCGAAAACGGGCATAGTCCGCAGAAGTTTTTCCCCAGTCAAACTTGTTTCCATGGTCAATGTTTTGATTTTGCATGTTGTTTTGCTCCTTTCTATTCTGCTTGAAAAATGAATTTCTATTCTCTATGATAGCAAAAAACAGAAAATTTGTCAAGCAAAAAGCACCCTTTGCATTCGCATTGGGTGCTCTCTTACTTATTTATCAACCTTTAGTTTAAGAAAAACGATTTCCACACTTTACACAAAACGCAGCAGATGCTTTAATAGAAGCATGACAACGTGGGCATGTTTTTCTTGCTTGTGGAACAACTGCCGCCGCTGGAATTGGTGCACGCTCATAAGAACGAGAAATTTCTGAATGCACGCTTGAACCACATGCTTTGCAGAATCTTGCACCTTCGCTCAATATAGCACCACACTGCTTGCAGTAATGCACCGCAGCATACGGTCTTTCCGGCTGTGGCTGTGGTGTTTCAACACGAATCGGCGGAACACTTCTCGTAGTTGTTGAAACACGACTTCCAGAAGAACTTGTTGCATAATCCGGAATCCGAGCCCCTCTCTTTTCCATAATGTCATCGGCTCTTCGATTGATGGAAGCAGTCCGTTCTCTGGCAATCCGCTCCTGCTCATTGATCAGATTCTGTACCCGTTCCATTCGCAGTCCCGTTGGCGGATGCGTGCTGACAAGAATTCCAAGCTTGCTTACTTCTTCTTCACCGCCCATTGATTGGAAAAAGCTATAAAGCTCTCGACCATAGCCGAGCAGGCAAGCGAACGCATCTGCTTCATATTCATTTTCTCGGCTGCCTTTCATCACTAAAAGCTGTCCAATTTTTGTCCAAAGCCGCATAAACAAATTGATGAAAACCAAGCTCAAAAAAGAGGCAATGCTTGTGCCCAATTTGAGGAAGAAAACACAGATACCATGATCTCGGTCACCATGAGAAAGCCAACCAACAATGGTTGCTGCCGCATTGAAAAGAAAAGTCGCTGCAAGAATGATGATTTTCAAAATGGTGATTCCAATGGTAATAATCATGTTTCCAACAGTAATCAGCAACAGCAAATCGGTATCTTTATGTGCCAGATGTCCGAATTCATGTCCCAAGATTCCTTTCAGCTGTTCTCGAAACATTGGATTTTGTAAACCACCCGTCGTAACAGCAATGGTTTTTCTGCCAAGTGCAAAGGCGTTTTCGTCTTCATTTTCCGTGTAATAAAGCTTTATATCCGGTGCAATCGAAGAATCTTCTCTTCTTGCCTGCTGGTAAACTTCCTGAAAAATCGGCAGGATATCATTTTGCAATTCCGGAGATAGCTTTTCAATCGGATGGCATTGACACTGCAACCGCAGCAACCACTCCCCAACTGGAGATAATGCCAACGCCAAGGAAATGATATACGCAACCAATCCCACTACGAACCCCAATAGGATTCCAATGCCTCCGCCGCCGGAAAACAACAGCCCAATGATTGCAGAAATCAAGATATAGTTGATAATCAGATAGATCACAACTGTTGTATTTGATTTCCGAAACATTCTTTTTAAAAACTCAAATACATACATAATCGGAATACCTCTTTCCAATCTTATAAATTTTTAGACAAAAACTGCTCCAGTTCTTGCGGTTCTGGCGGAACATGTGGGCGAATCTGTTCATTTTCATTGATATGGTGATACTGTGCAATGCCTTTTGGAAGATTCTTAGAAACTTCCATGCCATCAAATGTAAATTGCAATTCCTCCGCATTCACCACAGAGAGCAGGTGTTCTTCAAATGCTTTCAAGAGAGAACCATTCATTTCTTTCAATCGCTTTACTTCTGACGTTGCGAATAAGAAGTAAACGCTTCGCATCGTTCCCTCTTTGAGCAGTTCCTCCAGAATCTTGCTGACATCGTAGTTCACTGGTGCAGCCTTTGGAGCAGGTGGAACTGGCTTTGGAGCGGGTTTCGGTGCAACTGGCGGCTCTGAGGTTGGTTTTGGTGCTTCAGGCGGCGTGCTATCCCAGCGAAGAGTGGCGAACGGATTTTTGGATTCCGGCTCGGGCAGATTTGCAGCGGTTTTCTTTAGTAAGAACGAAAGGTCAACAGCAGCAAACTGGTCTGCTTCTTCTTTCAGTGCTTCTGCGGAGGGAATCGGTTCAGAAACTTCTGTTTCTGCTTCTGCTGGCATTTCTTCATCCAAGTAATCGTTCATCAAGATACGATCCCGTTCAAACATCTTTTTCACCAGCTGCACATTCTGCACGTTCTTCACGACAACAAAAATGGGGTCGGTGGTATTCTTTCGTTTTCTCTGCTGATAAATCTCATAGACTTGCACCAGGAAAGAAACAATCTCTGCATCACTTTCTGCAAGATAGAATCGTTTGGAAAAATGCCGCTTTAAAACCTGATAGAACAACCGATTTCGATTTTCTTCAATCAGGATTTCCCCGTCAATACAATAAACTGTGGCAGTGCGATTCCAAAGTGCAGACAACAGATAATTCTTTACCAGATTGTCTGGCAACTCTTCGTCTGTTCCGCCAATTAACAGATTGTGGTTATTTTTCCGGTTCATTTCGATGACAAAGGGGTCTGCTACCTTTACTGGCAGAGCAAGCTGCATCTCTACCCACTTAGAATCCCGTAAAGCCGGCGATAAATAATCCAACGTATTCGAATGGTCAGACATGGAGAAAATGGTATAATTTTTATACATCGGAACTTGTTGCAAATCGTCCTGAATTTCCTGCAAGAATTCATTTCTTCGCTTTCCGAAAAAGGCAACCCGTAACTTTTCATTGCTCTTTCCTTCTGCAATATTCGGGTTCATAATGGCAGTTCCCGGCGGGCCAATTCGCTTCTGATAAGCATCATTTCCGAGTTCCTTAAACAGAAATTCATAGTCGTTTTCCAGACATTTCAGTCCAAATCGAACCGTCATCAAATCAATATCCCCTGCCTGCATTTGCAAAGAGCGAACAGTTGCACTCTTTTGCGATGCCATGATGAAATGATATCCAAACGCACCGCCTTTCGCAAGAAGTTCATGTGTCATGGAAACAATTGCATTTCTGCATTTGGTTGGAATATCATTGCTGTAAAAGCTCTGAAATTCGTCAATGATAATCAAGAAATGCGGCAACTTTTTCCCAGAATTGTGGTTGTAGTCGTCAATATTGGTATACGTTCCAAAAATCTCTGACCGCTGTTCCATATCTTTCATCAGGGATTCTAAGATGCTTTTTCCGAATTCTGGCTGTGATGCCAAGCCCAATACCCGAATGTGGGGCAACCGATAATGGCGATATAATTCAAATTCAACCCCGTCTTTAAAGTCCAGCAGATAGAGTTGCAACTCTTCCGGTGCATAGCAGAGCATCGCATTCATAATGATGGTATTCAGAAGAACGGATTTTCCGCCTCGTGTACCGCCCAAAATCAAGGCATGTACATTGGTATCTCTGGCACTGAGTTTCAAGTCTACAATTTTTTCGCCTGTACCGATTCCGATTGGAATGGAAATGCCCGTTAAATTTGACCGTTGGAATCGTTTCTGGTCTAGAATATCTTCTGGCGAAATTCCAACTTGTTCGGATTGCTTCTGATAGGATTCAAACAGCTCGCAGTCTTTTTCCGTAATGGTATTGCCAGCCACTGGATGCAGCACACAGTGAGAAGGCTTGTGATAACAAGTCCCATCGGAATATGCAATTTCATTTCCATGAAACAGTTCAAAAATGCCTGCCAAATTTTCAGAATCCGCATCTTTTTCCACGCACCGATGGTCATAGGAAAGCACGGTATAAATACCATACTTGTTGCCATTTTCAATAATCTGCTTTAAATAGCTGAAGTTTTCCTTGGAATACCCCTCAAATGCAGCAGGAAAATTATAAATCATCAGCAGGGTACAAATCTCGGAGATTTTTGGATGTTTTTGGTTATAGTCCAAAATATGATTTTCTCCATCTTTGAATTTTGTTCCCCAGCTTACAATCTGTGCAGCAAGGTTTTTCAGGATTTTAGAAACGGCTTGGTGATCAGTGACCCGTTCCAATACTTCCGGAAATTTCAACGAAAATGCTTGAAATGCCACGGTATTTCCACCTGCTTTTTTGCAGTCAATAGCAACGACTCTGCCCTTTGAAACCGGAAATGCCCGCAGATAATTGCAAATAATTTGTGCAGAAAGCTGCTGCATAAAGGCTTCCGATTGGTCATCCACATGAAGAATAAAATTCGCCTGTTTTCTAAAGTTCATTTCATAGGGCAACTTGATTTCAGGACGATTGGAATGTATCAAAGCAGATGCAGCTGTTCCCGACAGTGCCATGCTTGGAACAGAAGCGATTGCAAATGGAATTGCATTTGGAAATTGTGTAATGGTGGTATTCCAATTGCTGCAAGGTGCATCGAATTGGTTCTCCATCTGCTGCAAAAGCTGCTCTGCCGCTTCTGGCTGGCTGCAAGCACGTAGTTCCTGAATCCGTGGAAATTTCTGTAGATTTCTAGAATTCTGATTTGCTCGATAATCCTGAACATATGTTTCTTGAAACAGTTTTAGCTGTTTGGCAGTCGGAAACGGTGGAACGGTCATTGGAAAGCCATCACAATTCCATTCTTTCTGCGAAATGGGAACACAAAGAGAGAGAATTTCATTTGCCAGTTTATTCGATTCTTTTTTATAGCCCTCCTCTTTCGGACGGCTGCCGTGGAGAATGACATGAATGTTACACTTGTGTCCATTTTCCAGTATATTTTTCAAGTTGAGCAGGGTGTTTTCGTTATAGGTATCTGGGAAATCAAACAGAACCAAAAAGAGCGGTGGATTTTCCGCTTTGTTGGCGTATAAATCATTCATCATATCATTATTGATTTCGCAGATTCGGTTTTCAATCTCTCGATATTCCGTAAAAATCTGATGATGAAATAATTCTGGCAACTGTTCTTTCAAATTGAAAAATGGCTTGATATGATTACCAAATTTCAATTTGTCCATGATGTTGCAGGTAATTTCTCCGAGCGGAGCAAAGGAGAAAGCAGAAAACAGAATTTGATGCATGAATTGTTCGGCTCGGTCTGCACCCATCGAAGTTGCATCCACAAAAAAATGCACCTGCTCCATCTCTCTGATGGTGATTGGCATACGAATGAAGTCTTTTACTGCTACTTTTTTAAAGCGGTCATGGACTGCTTTTTTTAAAAAGTCCCATGTAATGCCATCTCCATAGTGATATTCTGCCATTCCTAAGAAAAGCAGTCCCGATAAATCCTGATGATTGCTGTTGATTTTCCCGTAATGCCGCAGATATGTCACCATCAGTTTGGCTGCCTCTAAAAAAGTTTCCCATGGCATGGCATTTTGCACCAAAGACATCGTACTTTTTTTCAACTGCAACTCTGCATCTTGAAATTGTTGCTGAATCGCTTCTTTTTTTTCAACAGTTTCCTTCTGTAGGCGATTGACAGCTTGCTCTTTTCTGATTTCTGCTGCATGATATTGCTGTTCTGCCTGTTGCAATTGCATTTGGCAGTCTTGATTTAATTTTTGAAAACTACGCTCTAAAAACTCGTTTTTCTCTAGCTGTTCTTTTAAACAGATTGCACGGGAATAGCATTCAATGAGCGTCCGATAAAGCTCTTTTCGCTTTGAGGAGAGCATGTAATTCAGCCCGTTGATAATCACCGGCAACCGATATTTTCCAGTCGTGGAAAAATAGGTTTCGTGTATGTCATAAACCGATCTTGCTTCTTGCAGAATGTCATCCACATCCTGATAAGCTGCTTCTATTTTCTGCTGCAAAGTCGGTGCCATTTTGGTATGATACTTTCTGAAATACTTATCATTTGTTTTCAAATAGACATGCCGTTCTTCCAGACATTCGATGACAGAGGACATCAAGACAGCTTCCTGTCTGGCTTGCTCATAGAACTGTTCCCTCTGTTTGTCAGAATCCTGCTGGATTTGAATTCTTGTTTGTATCAAACAGGTTTCCGCTTTTTTTAAAGCTTGCTCTTGAGCAGCAATTCCAGCTGTTAAATCTTGATCTGCTTTTTCCTTTTGTGCTTTTGTGTGAGAAAGCAGCAGCGTATGTTTCTGGTCGATTGCCTGTAAATCATGCTGCATTCCATGCAGGATTTTTAATATCTCTGTTGTTTGAACCATTCTATTTTATCCTTTCAATCATGGTTCTGGTTAAAAACTAACACTATCGTACTGCTGCACGATTTGCTTTAATTCCTGTAATTGCGGAATCGCCCGTTGCAAAGTTTGAACCGGAAGTTCTGTCAGGTTGCTGATATTATCAACCGTTTGATTATAAGCTGCTCCCATTTCATCTCTCCAGTCCGGACGCTTATTTTCTGCATAAGCAGAACTAGAATGATTCAAATTCTGAATGGTTTCATTTAACAAGTCGATGGCTTTCTGAATTGCCTGTGCACTAATATCTGCCATAATCGATGCTTCCTTTCCTTTTTAAGAAATCGACGCCGATTCCATCTGTCTTACGATCCCCACTAGTGTTTGTAGTGTTCCAATATTTTTTTGCAGATTTGCCTGCGGGGCTTCCAATGCTGTTACGCATTGATTGACAATCCCCAGAAATTGTTGCAGATGAACGTCTTCCTGTCCGATTCCGACATTGGGGGCTTCGCTTTGTAAGGTGGTTGCAGCGGACTGCAATTCGTGCAGACAAATTTCTGCCCCACCAATTGCCGCATCAATCGTCGTAGAGTTTACAATCATTGCCA